TGTAACCGCAGCATCGGTGATGTCCCGTATTCGCCCAATCACTAAGGTTGAGGAATATAGCATGGCAATGTATGTAACCATTCTCATGCCCTCGGCATCATAGTCTTCCAAGTCAGCGAAAGTTCGCAGCTTGTAGAAGTCACCCAGACCTTCAGTTCCACCATAGGCCAGCGTGATTCCAGGCTCTTTCTCCATAACATTACCCAACTTAATACCAAACACAGAGTACATAGTACCACTGGTAGCGTCAGATGCTCTAGCATTAGAACCAGCACCAGTGTTCACAGTCTCTAGTGTAAGGTAGTCAGTTCGGATGACAGGAATACCATCCCAGAAAAGAACCTGCTTGCCAACGTCATTGACACCCCTAGTCACACGACCAGGGCCAGCAAAACTAGCAATACCAGCCTCTTCGTAAACAGCATTAAGCCTTTCAGCTAGTGGGAATGGGAACCAAAGTTCATCACAGCCCTGCTTCATAGCAGTGACCATGCTTCTCAGGTTTTGTAGACTCAGTGCACCCTCGCCTTCGTCAATGTCCAAATCTCCAGAGCCTTCTTCTGCAAAAGCATGTAGACCGTCAAACTGGTTAGTTCCATAGGTATAGTCATCATATATCATGGAAGCACCAATCTTACGCTTCATGCCCTTTTCCATCTCCAGCACGACCTGTGCTCGATAATCATTGTATGTACCGTAAATGTCACGCACAAACTGATCGAGTTTCCTCTGGAGGTACTTGATTTGTAGAGGTACTTCGACTTCGTCATAAGTAACATCCTCAGTCCATGTCAACTGAGAACCAGGAGCAGCAGTTCCAACTGAATCCTCTAGAACCACTTGTTCCCTAAGGAATTTGATTGAGGTTCCAGAATGGGCAGCTTGGGCAACAGGAATACGATCCAGGGGATTGTTCCGCTTTACATCGGTTTCAAATACGCCTGGAATCTTAGTGGATTGAGTAAGCTTCTGGGCTTGAGCCAGCGTACTCCAGTGTCCACCACTGTCAGCCATTTGACTTTATCCTCCTATAATATTTAGGAGTCTCTGTTTCCAGCACCAGACCTTTTGTCGGCTTCTGCCAAGATTCTCTTAGCTCTCTCCTCATTAGATTCTGGAGCAGCAGAGCCTCCACTGCCAGCACCAGCAGCATAGTTTCCTGTACTGCCCTTACTGGACTTTGTGAGTTCAAGAGCTTCTTCTAGAAAGCCAAGTTGGTCGAATGATTTTTCAGCGATAGCATCTTCCGAAATTCCATAGGTATGAGCTAGGAGTTTCCTACGATACTCAAGGGCTTGTTTGGCAAGCTCCTCACCACGTTCTGTGGCAGTTTTTAGTTCCTCTTTGGCTTTCGATAACTCCTCCGAGTTATCACTCTGGGATTGTGTTTCCTCCAAAGTTTTCACTTTGGCCTCTGCCTTAGACAGACTGTTGGTTGCTTCGTCAAGTTTACCTGTCAGAGATTCGATCTCTTCTTTGTGACCCTTCTCAGCATCCTTCAATTTGTCAGACAGACTCTTCTTGATAGCAATCAAATCTGACTCAGGAACCATCTTTACGTCTTTACTTTTTTCCTCGGTCTTGTCTTCTTGCTTATCAGAAGTCTGATCTTGACTGTCATTATTATCAGTCATTATCCCTCCTATTGATATTATACCACAAATTTACCTAATTGTCAATATAGATATAATATTATTATACCTAATGTACTAGATAAATTAAATTCTATTTATTCCCAAATACCTAGACCAAATAGAATAAATATAATAATACACCCACAAACAAAAAAGATCGGTAACAAAATTTCAGGGTGTGTTCCTGGCCTAGCCATTATTCTTCCTCTCTAGGTAACAATTCTATTCTTCTTTCAAGAACTGCTGTTGGTTCAATTCCAACAACAATGCTGCCTCTGTCTCTCTCCCACTTATTGACCATTTCTCTTGCAGCATCAGTCTTCAAGGTTGATGTATAACCGAAGATATAGAGCCACTTGTCAAGTTCTGGAGACATCAATCGAAGCTTGAGTCTCAGGTCAGTAAGCCTTGCCTCATACCTTGAGATAAGCTTATAACCCTCAAAGTCAGTGTCTCTAATCTGTTCCTTCCTATCCAGTGTCGTAACGTCAGCATAGTACTCTTTAATAAGTTCCTGCATGTCCTCAGGATAGCCATCAAAGACAATCCTTGGCACAGCCCTGTATCCTCTGAGATACCTGTTGCTGACATCCCTGAATACTCTCTCCATAGGAGTCTGGTATCTGGAAGTGTAGGCTTCAAAGTCTGCTCTCTGATCCTCTGTCAAAGCCATCTTGACTGCCTCTCTCTTCAACCAGAATCCTAAATAATCCCAATCTTCAATGCCTGTAAGTGGGTCTTTCCTCTTCTCCAACTCGATGCTGAAGTACTGATCTAAAGCTTCCTCAAGAGGATGTCTGACTGGTGCAAAGAATCCAAGCTCTTTAGCTAACCGAGCCTGACCCTCAGGAGTAATTGCATCTATGGCATCAGCAAACTCTTCATCCTCTTCCAATCCCTTTACCCTAGATACATACTCAGACCAATTGCCAGCATATTCATTTCTCCACTCTCTACCATCGAAGTGGATAGCCTTAGTCGGAGCAAGGAATCCTTGGTCAATCTCAAGTTGTGCAGACAGTCGGTCATCCTGGAAGTTCCTGACCTTGCCCCAATATTTGTCCATTAAGCCATACAAACCACTAATGTTCGGTGGCATGAGAACTTGTCCTCTACCGAACCATATCTTCCACTCCCACATCTCGTCAAGTGTAGCTCTGAGGTCTAGTGGGAGTCCACCGATTACATCAGTAGGACGCATATTGTGTCTCCACAAGTAATCCTGAAACTCTTCAGTCAAACCTAACTGTGCCTCAAAGAGATTAGTCACCTTCTGATATGCCTCTAACATTTCAGTAGCTCTAAGCCTGAAGATTGGGAACTGTGATCTGAGCATGTTGTACCAGCTAGTGTCTTGACTGGCTCTATCCCACAACTCTTGCTCTTCCTCAGTCAGCTTCTCACCCCTCATTCTCTTGTGCCACAGGTTAGCACCACTCTGACCGTCAACGAGAGTTCCACCAGCTTCCGCTTGTATCTGGTCAATAATAGTGGTCACATAGTAGTCTCTGAAGTTCTCATGAAAGAACTTGTCTTGTAGCCACTGAGCAGTTTCTTTAACCTGATCTATCGGAGATGCTTGAAGTAGATTTAGTCCATATCTGTGCAATGGTGGCAATAACTCACCGAGTTCTGGAGGTCTACCAGTGAAGATAGGACTAGCAACGATAGGAAGCATAATGTGTATGCCTGGGAAGAATCCTCTTCTTTGCATGAAGTCTAAGCCCTCACCCAGACCAAGAGGTAGATTCTCATAGTATGACTTGAAGTCGTGTCGGGCTAGACCGAATGTAGTACCAAACACACTACCTACGAATGGGTTAATCTCAATATCTGTACCTGGAATGTGAGCATAACCATAATCTGTGTAGTTGTAATACTTGCCCCAAGCAGCAGCCATTCCAGGTCTACGAGTGAACAGTCTTGCCAAATAGAACCAGCGATACATATGGTATGTCCAGAACGGGAAGAAGAACTTACCCCATGCATCAATCATGTTCTGGTTAGTATAGTCAGCAAAAGACTTGTAGTAGTCAGTATGTGCAGCATTAGAAGCCTTCTGCCTCAAAGCTTGCCATGCATCGTCAGTGACAATACCGTCCTTACCAATAATCCTCTGTGATCCAGCAGCTATATTGTCTATCCAACCATGCAGTGCCTTTTCTTCAGCAGGACTAATACTCTTAGTCATTCTCAAAGATAACATCTGATGTTTGATACCCTCTACCTGTTGGAGTATCTTCTGAGCAGATATGTCCTTAGTTGGACTCATTCTAAGTCCTCTGATGATGTCATCATAAACAATAGCAATCTTCTCTTCAGTAACACCAGCAAAGAACTGAGGATAACGGTCTGCTTGCTGCTTGACCATCTGGATGAAGTAATATCTGTCCTGCATGGTCATAACATCTAAGATACCGTTGGTCAGTGAGTCCACGTTACAGCCCATGATGTTAGCCACATCCTGAGGAGCTAAAGCCCTGTCCGCAGCGTTCACCTTTAGGAACTTAGGTGCTGGCAGTTCATGGTATAACTGAGCATAATCACGCCTTGCCTGAAATTCACTAGCTCCGAGAATGGCTCTATTTTTTCTATATTCATCCCACATCTCACGTCTGTATGCTCTAAGTTCAGTGTGAGCTTCAGGTGTTCTTTCTCCTCTTGGCAGCTTCCAGAAGTCATCAAGAAGATGCCCATCCTGAATAAGCCACTCTTGTCTAAGAGCATCCCTGGCACTGTTCTTATCTAGGATGGATTGAAGTGCTCCACGTTGTTCAGGTTTGAGTAGATGTATGTTAGCTTCTACAGTATCTCTTACAGACTCCATACTTGCATTTACTGAGTCCATAACTTCTTGCATTTCTTTTCTGCTTGTCTTCCAAAGCTGCTCCACTTGCCCGAACTTACCAAGTCTCTTCAGTTCATCAGCTTCATCAAATGCCTTAGACAACATCTTAGATGGAAGTTCACTTGCAGTATCTACCATGACTTCATAATGCTGGAACACTTGCATGAGATCATCAGCAGTATTCATCTCATACCGAGCTACCAAGTCTGACACACCAGCAAAAGCATCAGATACTTGAAGTGAATAATTCCTCAAGTCTGACAATGCTTGGTCAGCTATTAAGCCACAGCCACGTGTTATATGTTCCTCAGATCGGAGAAAGTCTCCTCTCTGGATAATCTGCTCACCAATAGTCCTAGATTGCGGAGAAAGCTCAGTAGCTTCACGAAGAATCTTTAACTGTTCCTTCTCCATAAGGGCAGTGTTGGTGAGGTTCTCTTTCAAGGCAGCTATTCTCTTTGCCCCACCACCACTCGTCAACGCATTGAATAACTCCTGCCTGAGAACATGTTCTGTCAAACCTATCCGTTCAGCATTAACTAACCTTGGAGGAGTGCCTATTAATTTTTCTATTTCTTTTAGTACATTGACACCATTAACATCTACAGAATATTCAGCAAGATAACGAGACATCTTCTTGGTAAGATAGTTGGCTCTAAATGCTGATCCCCAAACATCACTGACTTCAATCCACTTCCTACCAAGCCATTCAGCATAGTCCTTACCGCCTATCCACGTGGGAAGTTTCTTACCACGAACCTTTTCGGGTATCTTACCTGGGAGCAAACTGTAAGCTCCTGCCCTACCTGGAGCAGCTTGGAACATACCAGAAGGATCACCAGCGTAACCTTTCTGTAATGCCCACTTAGCCATAGCAGGATCAACACCGAGAATACCTTGGAACATTTCTAGGAATGATGCTGCCTGTGCTCGTCTAGGAATGACACCTTCTAGGGCTGACACAAACATGCCCTCAAAGATATTCCAGAAAGCATAAGACACGTTTCCAAGATAAGTTTCAGCTACAGGACGTACAAAGTAACGGTCAAGCCTAATTCGCCACCTGTTTCTCTCTACTCTATCAATACCCTTAATCATGGTGGCGATTGCACCAGACATCCTTCTAGCCTTGTAATATTCAGAGCCTAGAGTTTTCTGAAAAATCTTCCTCTGTTGTGTAATCAAAGCATCCCACATTCTAATCTGGGGAGAAACTTTAGCTGTCTTACCAATCTCGATTACATTATTTACTCTTGAAACATACTTATTAACATTGCGTCTAAGAAGCCTTATAGCTTCCCTCATAGCTCTTGGAGAATCCTCTACTTGCAGGGACATGAGCAGTCTCTTAGCATTGATCTCCAGACTGCCGAAGTTCTCAACAGTATCTCTAAGGATGTTATTGACATCATCCACAAGTCCTGTATCAATGAGATCATCAGTCAGCCTACCGCCAAGTGACCTACTCCATGTCAGAATCTCGTTAGGTTCTAGTGGAGCAATGTCCATTAACTGTCTACCAAAGGTGACATAGATGTCCTCTGGTGTAGTCGGGCCAGCACGTTTAGCAGCGTTCAGACATCTAGCCAGGAACTCTGATGTGTCATCAGCAGTAATCATATTCAGTGGTTTCTTGGCATGTGCAGTCAATCCAGCGAACAATGTTGCACTGAAATTGTTAAGTTCTGAATCAGTCAATTGCTTTGTAGTCTTAGGGATACCAGGGACAGACATGCCAGCGATGCCAACTCTGCGTCCTGCCCACCATGCCCTAAAAGCATCGAATGGGATATCAAGAACGTCCCACATTCCTTGGTTGAACGCAAGCATCCCTCTACCCATAGCTCGTAGACCGATAACGCCAGTTCCTCTAAGAGCCTTGCCTGGGACACTCAGGAGTAGTCCTGGTGTATATGTTAAGGGATCAGTGAATATTTCTATTGCCAGCTTACCAGCCCAATTAGCATCCCAATCTCTCCATGAATACTTGAGGGCATTGTATACACTCTCACCCTCTGCACGTCTACGGTTGTACTCAGATTCAAGGGACTGCTTACCTGGGATAAGTTGCTGAACCATATATGTGGCTAGTCCAGCTAACGGATAACTGACATGCTCAATGTATGGCATCATAATATCTGCTGCCACTTGCATGGGAGACATCATGGCAAACATCAACTTCTCTTTAATACCAAGACTAGGCTTTTCCCACTCCTCAAGTCCTGCAAGCACAGCTTCGATCTGGGCTGTCTGTTCTGAAGCTGCCTCACTGAGAGGCTTAATTAGCTCAGAAATCTGTACTGCTTCAGCAAGAGTGTCAGTTGGGATGTTCATCAAAGACATCGCCCTGAGTAACTCTTCATTGTTCATGCCTTCAGGAAGTGTAGGCTCGTACTTAGTAGTAAGCAGCTTTACTATCTCTTCAATGGTTATCCTGTGCATAGGTTGAGGCGTAACCTTAATCGGTTCTTTAAGCTCTTCAACCGCCTCTTTAGCTTCAGGACTGATTTCCAACCACTCAAGGGATTCTGGGGGAACAGTAGCATCAATTCCCCTAGTGAACAATTCTCTAGCGTAATCCAAATCATCTGGGGACAACGCACTGATAGGGATGTCCATAGTCTGTAGGTATTCATCAAAAGTACCAAAGACAGTACTGGCTTGATCTGGATTCAAAGCCATAACTTGTAGAGTGGAATGTAGGTTGGTATAGAACGAAGCCCTGCCAAGCTCTCTAACAGATTCCTCATAAGTGTCTTTGGCAATCTGCCATTCGGACTCTCTCTCAGGTGGAGTAGTTATACCTGGGATAGTCGGTGGCTTGCCTAAAAGAGTTGTCTCAACAAATCCTTTAGCCGTTTTACCAATCCATCCAAAAAACCCACCAGGATCAACATCCCCAACAGCAGGTTCTATCTTCTGTAATGTTTCCTTTCTAGTCTTCTCCTCACTAAACCAGTATTCTTGGGCAGCTTGCCACTCTTTTAGACCAGCTTCCAAGACATCTGTAACTGGCTGAGGAGTTAATTCACCATTCGGCATCTTATTACTCCATAGGAACGGCAGGAAGCCTACGTTCAGCCACAGCAGCAGCTATTCTTTGTTCGGGAGTTCCTTCCTCAAGGTTACCCTCTTGCATCGTCAACTGAGCTTCAATGTTGTCTGCTGCCATTGCTGATAGTCTTGCTCCCTCAACTTCTCCAGCATCGGTGAGCATCCTTGCCTGTTCCCTAAGGGCTACGATCAAGTCAATCGTGTAGAATATCGGATGACGTTCAGCCTTCTCTGCTCTAAGTCTAGCAATCTCTACCAGAGGATTCTGAACCTCAGGGAACACTTCGTCAAATACCCTGATTAGGCTCAAGCTAAAGTCTGGATTCAGCATCCTAGCTTCTGTAGCTCTACGAGTGAGATCACCTGGAATACGAATCTCGTACTCAGCAGATATCTCAACATCATCAGGGAGTTCATCAGGAATCTCAAAACCGTAAGGTTTAGCTCCAGTGTCCTTAATCATCTGCAACCAGAAATTGTCTATATCAGATATCAAGTTGATAATTCCACGATGGAATGGTTTAGCCATCTGTTGAGCAGCAGAAGCTATCTGGGCAAACACATAGCTAGTAAGCTGCTGCTGAACTGGCCCATACAATGCCCAAGGTGGCCCACCACGCTGTGCCATCGCTTCAAGGTCAAGTTGCGTAGTACGCATCTCTACAGGAATCGGAGGGGGAACTACGAAGTCTACGTCTTCATCCACTCCCATTCTCCAAATAGCACCACGTCTGAATACGTCCTCAGGCTTGACAATCTTAGTACCTTTAGATTTCTCTTTAATTCGGGGTTGTGCAGTATCACGTAGAAGCTGCATGGTGAAAGTCCACCACTTGTTCCAATACTTGTAGATATGCTCGTTGGTGGCAATAGAGGACTGTCCCTTCTCTTCCTTCCAACGATCTACATCAGTATCCTGTAGGATTCCAGTATCAGGAAGTCCACCTACAGCACCAACAAATACTGGTATACGACTGAATCGTTCCTCAACAGTATCGTCTTTTACCCTAGTTCTGTCAAGAGCAATCGCATTATGAACTACACCAGCTTCATCTAGCCACCAATAGTCAAAAAGAGTTACTTTAGTCTGAGGGGTCTTCATAGGCCATTCGTTACGAACAATCAGCCTTTGAGCTTCCATTGGAGTCAACTCAACAATGTGAGAGCACTCAATAAGCTCGTCAAAGCCGAAGTTTGGATATACTGTAGCTGGATTCCAAACTTCTGCCATACATCGCTTGCCATCAGGCGTAACCTGTGTGAAGACCGAGAACCAACCTGTAGCAATCAGGAATCCAATCAAATCCTGCATAAAACCTTCACTGAGACCCTGACGATATCTCTTATGAATATCCTTCCATGCCAGTTTGTAGAACTTCTCCACTTGTGAAGCAGCACTGATTAGACCCTTATCCAAGTCCTCACTTGCGATCCTGTGGGGAATTGTGGTATCTAACATGTTAAGAACAAGATTATAGGCTGCTCTTGGGTCATTCCCAACAAAGCTCTCCATACCATCTTGTTCTAACTGGTCTACCATCTGAATGAGCTTGTACCACTCTTTGAATTTTGTGTTTCTCTTATTCCAGAATTGCCTTAATGTCCTGGCTTTCTGGGCTATTTCATCCCCTCTCATGTAACTCTCCCTAGATACTGCGTCTACCCTTACGTGTAAACTCCCGCAACTTGTAATAGTTTTGCTCCAGATCAAGCACGTCTTTCTTGTTGTGATCCAGAACATACTTCAATGCTACAGGATCACCTTGTAATGCCATGATCCAATGTCGAGCACTAAATCTAGTCTTCCTAGATTTACCAAGGACTGTTTCAGATACGGAGTCTTGCCTATTAGAATGTAGTTTTAATACCCTTCGGGCAATGTCCCATACATCCTCTTGAATAATCTCTCCGTATGTTGGGAAGTCAAGTCCCCAATATAACGCCCTTGTGCGTAAGAATGGTAGATCGAACCTGGAGGAGTAATGACCAATAAGACGATTGAACTTTCGCATCGCCTCAATGCAGTCCTTAACAACTCTCTTGTCCAAATCTCCATTCTGCAAGTCCTCTTTAGTTATAACACCATGCAGGATTTTCTTGTTCTTTCCTGCTGGTTTGATACACCATGACAGCACTATACCGAAATCTGCTGCCAAGTTCGATGTCTCGATGTCAATGAAGCCTATACTCTCTCCCTGCTGTACCTCTTCGATGTAGCAGTTGTAGTGATTCAGATACCTGTGACCATGCTTACACCGATTCCTCCACAACCATAGTATTTCGTCCTTTTTCAAAGACGGTACAGGAGCAATCATTAGACCTCCTCTATTTTTAATATACATCCTTTAGGAATAACTTGGAACATGGAAATGCAGTCATCAAGTCCGACCATGCCAGCCACAATGACTATCTTGTTGTCCTCATGAACCAGCCGACCATAGCTAGTTATTTCGGCTGGCTCATAATTAAGAACCTGCTCCATAGTCTTCCAAGGACTTTCCGTCAGTATGTCTACTAACGTAATTTTAACTATCTTGTTCAGCATCTTCCTGCTTCACTTCTTCTCTAGCAGCCATACGCATTTCTTCCTCTTTCCGTCTCCGATCTCTTTCAAGTGCCTCACCTTTTTCAGTGAACTTCTTGTCATAGATGAAACGAAACAGTTGACTCTCAAGAAACTCATAGACCCTAGTTATTGGTACGATGTAGGAAAGATGTGTGATAGCATCAGCACTGAATCCACCCATTGAAACTGCAATCCTGGCAGGAACACCGATGAACTCATATGTGTCCTGTAAGAACACAGCCCCACCAGAGTTACCATAAATGGTTGGTGCAGTCTGAAGCCAATATTCTTTGTTATCTATCTCTCGACCAAATTGTGTCAAAAATCCACCAGTTACTACTGGAGGTTCGCCAAGTCCAGCACCCACAGCCATTACTGGCATAGTAAGACGAAGCTCTCGCTCTTTGTCCTTAGGATACATGGAAACAGCCGTGTACTGAGTATCAGAACGCAACTTTAACAGTGCCAAATCTTCATCAGCGTCATAAGTCATAATGTCGCACTCGATTGATTGAGCACCAACAACTCTTGACTCCCAACGCCATTGGAAGAACTGTACCTCAGGGATACCGAATACATCAGTCTTAACATCCCTTTTAAGTAATGTTGACCACTTTTTGTCAACCTTAATAAGTCCGTCCACAACGTGATGATTTGTTAGAACGTATGTTGAGTATCCACCTTCAGCGTTTTTGTCAGAATACAACACCGTCCCAGAACCGCCAGCTTGTGCAGCCCTTACTCGGACACAGGGTATTAGGATTTTTTCATGCCTTTTCTCAAAGTCCATGACACCTCCTCAAATTTACCTCCGTATTATAACACATATTCTGTTATTTGTCAAGTACCTTAGTTAAATCTTCCCTTTTTGTATTGAACACCAGCAGCACTAAGAACTCTCCGTATTGTTCTTGGCGACCATCCTCCACCAGTTCTACGAAATGCTCTAGAAAAAGACTTAGCTAATGCTCTACGTCCTGCCCTTCCACCAGGGACTCCACCAAAACGTCTCTTCACTGGATAAAGTCTACTGCGCTTTCCTTTTGGCATGCTATCCTCCTATCTTCCTTATTAGCAAACGGCATTATCTACCCCACTTCTCGTTCCACCCACAAGTTCCAACAAATCCTCTTTCTATTGGCATTGATTGTCTACAAACTACTGCAATTGCTGTCGAATCATGATAATCATCAGCACCAATAGCCATTGCTCGTTCTTTTCCGTCCCGACCAAGTATCCATCGAATATTGCGGAACTGGCTGACAATCCTGATGTCATGGGTTTCTATTTTATGCAGAAACTTCAGTGTCTCTGCTATCATATATGGTTTAGTTGCCTTCGTTGTTCTCCAGCCAACTGTGTTAAGAATCCTATCTGTTGTTGGATCGGTCATATAGTACAACTCAGGATAATCCTTAATATAAGATACAAAATCCAGTGCGTCCTCTGGGGCTAAGATAGCAGTATTATAGTACCGTCCTAAATCCATAACCTTCTCTGCCATGTCAGGCTGATTAAAGAACCCTGCCAATGTCGCACAGTGAACAAGCTTCTCATCATCAGAGTTCGGATTATCCAATCTCCAGACTGTAGCCACTGACTCACTGACCTTCCCTTCACCTGGGTCTATAGCGATCAGATACTTCTTGTCAGGTTCAGGGCTTATCCAAATGTCTGCCCAGAGATGGTGGGACAAAGCAGGAAAACAGCCCCTAGACATCTCATTGATAACCTCAGGAGGGTAAACCTGATCTCCTGCTTGCAAGAAGCAATCCACATCGTTCTCTGGATACTCCTGACTGAACAGCAGCCTAGTCTCTCCACTCCTACGTGCGCTAGACATTTCTGCTATTTTGTATCTACGCCACCGTATCTTGTCATACGAATCAAGTTCACTGAAACCCATCTTCTCAAAAACCTTAAGTAGATTAGTCTCGTCAGGATCAAGATTCTTCAGTATGATTACATCGTCACCTGGAAGGACAAACGGGTTACGGGCATCCATCACGTACTCAGCATGTAAGAACCAAGGATAAAAGTGTGCTTGGTACACAGATGCTCCATGCCTACGTCCCTCTTTGGCACAATGATACATCTCGCAGAAGTCATTGTCCTCACCGTTAGGTGTAGAGCAGAACCGAATCTTTGTATTCTCTGTTAAAGGTACACGCTGGATAGCTGAAGTAAACAGCTTCTCTCCAGTGGCCTCTTCGGGCCAAAAGGCATACTCGTCAATTAAAAGGTCATGTATCGTCTCACCACGACCAAACGCTCTAGCACCAGCAGAGCATATATAAAAACTGCTACCCATCTTCTTGAATGTCTTCTCGTATGTGGACTTGTGCTCCATCTCGTCTATCGTGGGAATCAATTCTTTAAGGAAGTTATAGAATTGCTGTGCTTTCCTTAACAGTCTCCCTGTGATGAACTCGTCATACGAGATGATGATAGCAACAGTTCCTTCTATTGTTAAGCAATCTATCAAAAAGTCAGCAATAAAAATGCTGCTTGCTCCAACTTGACTAGGCTTGACATATACATCCCTGCCAGTCGAAGCTTCTAGTATATTCCTCTGGATGTCATTAAGCTTAAACGGAACTAAAGTCCGTTGCTTGTCCTCAATCCGTACAAGCGTCTCAAGGAACATCATTCTATCAGAAAGAAGTAACTCAACTGCTTCTTTTTGTTGCATTACTAGTTACCATTCTTAGTCTTTAGGAATGTGGTCAACTCAACCAGAGCCTCAGTATGCTTCTCTCTAGTCTCAATGTCACGGTCAATAATACCAGAAAGTCTTGACTCGGTAGCATTTTTCTCTCTACGGTATACCATAAACATAATAAATGCAAGAACGCCACCTGTGCCAAGACTTGATAATAGACCTACAAACTCTAATTCCATTATGCTCTACTTCCCCTATTCTTTTGCCTAACACGTCTACCAAGACTTCTAGGCTCTTTCCTACGAATCCGTGTCACTTGAGCCTTCCTTATGTTCCTTCGGGCTGCTGCCCTAACCTTCGATGTAGTTCTTTGTCTCTTCGCCACTGCTAACCTCCACTGTCTCTCGTCTTGCAGTAACTTTAAGATTCTTCCGTCTACCCATGTCCTTAACAAGATCAGTGAAGTTAAAATTGTCACCAGACTCACCCGTAGCCATAGCAGCCAAAACTTGCATTTGCTGTGGGGTGTAGAAGGAACGCATTTTCAGAAGATACTTATGATCTTCCTCCGATAGCTCTTCACCATCTAAGTCTCGTTTAATAACATCAGCATCTTTTGTTGTTATTAACCTGAATGTACGATAGAACTCTAAAGTGGCATACTCAAGAGCTAATTGTTTTCGGAACTCTGGAAGTCTTTTCTCTAAAACAGTAAACTCTGCGTCCTTCCTCCATGCGGATAATGCAGCACCAGTTAACCCAATGAGTTTAACTGCTTCTTTCGGTGTAAATCCGCTTGCCCTTAGTCCTAGATACTTCGCACGATTATCATCATAAGGATAAGGGATTATACTTTGTGATATAGATTCTGTGTCTTGCGGTTCTAAAGATGTTTCCACATTTTAATTATACCACACTTTTGTCATTTTGTCAATATAGAAATAAATTTATCTAATACATTATATTATAAATAATTATTTACTACTTGACAAACGGCTCAAAATAGTTTATAATATGTGCATGGATATCTGGATAACACGCTGTCGGAAGAAAGCAAAATGCAGATATTGTGGTCAGCCCATTGTGAAAGATAATCCGATGGTCAAGGGCAAATTGTGGAAGCGTGACCATTGGCCTATTTCTCTGTATTGGCATCCGAACTGCTATATTGAGCAGGGCATTGCAGAAATGGAAAAGAGAACTATCATAGAAACTAGAGGACGTAGACCGTTGCCCATTGATGATGATGCCAGGGAAAAGAGGACAAACATCTTGAAGAGACGAGCTTCTGTTATCCAGAGGTTGAAGAAAGAAACTGACCACGAAAGAATACTACATTTAGTAGAAATGCTAGATAACCTGAAGGAAGAAATCAAGCCTTTGGGTGGAGTGCCGAAGGGATGGTAGACTGTACTCACCATTACGTTGAAGTTGCAGATTCCATATTTATATGTAAAAAATGTGCATATTCACGGTGGTTTCCGACACGGTATCCATCTGCTGTAGTATATGCTCAAGAAATAGAACGGTGGGGAGCAGATGAAGCCTACAAGCGAAGGCTACAGAAGATGCCTAAGGTTGAATTGCTGCTAGAACAGTTGAATAGCGGAAACTTCGATGCATTGAAGGGTTATACACCTGAAGTGTACGATGAAATAGACAAAATGGTCGCAATCCTTAAAAGAAAGGGACTTGATGGAACCATACTAGGAGAATTATGATTTGGCAAGACATACTATTTATGATCGGGAACTTCACACTCGGTGCTGCACTGATCCCGACTGTACTAGCTAAAGAAAAGCCATCATTGCTGACATCAGCCTTAACTGGTGTTGTGCTGTACTCATATTGTTTGGCTTTTGCTACACTAAACCTACAACTTGCAGCCATCGCAGTAGGTGTTAATGCTTCACTGTGGATAGTGCTGTTAGTACAAAAATGGAGGAAGCATGGATCATCATCATAATGAAGGTCGGCTAAATGCTCTGTACCTAATCGGAACTGCTCTGGTACATATTGGAGCTATCATCCAAATATGGAAGATATTCAACACTGGCAGTGCAGAAGACATCTCTGCTTTGTGGATTGGTGCTATCCTGTTTGGGCATCTGCTCCATGTCCCAAGGTCGTTCACGTCAGAGTTTTGGGTATGGAAACTCAACTGCACAGTAGGTCTAATCCTGTGCTCAATAATCTTAGGACAGGTGATACACCATGGATAACGAGTGGTTTGGTCAGACACTTTATCGTCTACTTTGGCAGAAAGTCGGTGGAAGACCCTGGACTTTCATCATCAGAGATAGCTGTAGGAATCACCCTATGGCTTGGCTACTCTGCACTTTAGGTCTTGGCATCCTGCTAGGACACATCTTCTGGGGAATCAGCAAAGACGAAGAGGAGAAGTGGGGATAATGCCGTACTATGACTATAGATGTCCGAAGTGTGGAGTCACAGTAACGGGTAAGTCATCCGTTGCCACGTGCAATGCAAAGACGTGTCCTGCTTGTAGCCATCCCCTTGTGATAATAATACACCCTATCCCGTTTGTAATAAAGGAGAAATCATGAAGCACCATGCTGGTATCATACTTATACCCGAAAGGGAACTACTAAAGTGGCTGGACTTCAATGGTGGCAGGATTCATTATATCTCTGTCGCTCCAGAATACAAAGACCGTATTCATGTTGTCATCGAACACTCCGACATGCCTGAGGTTGAAGAAGCCCAACAATTAGAAATCATTTACCCTGTGTACCACCGTGAACCCTATGGTCGTAGGATTGATCCCCCAAAGAGACTCAAGCGATTGTTACAGAAGCTAGGGACTTACCTACATTTCTCTAGGTTTCGTAACACTGTTATGTAAAGTAATTATTCCTCCAGTCTGAAAATTTGCTCCTCAAGCATCTAAACAAAAATCCAACACTGCAAACGATGTCCACCGTACCCTACCAATGCTCGCATACGATGCCCTACCTAAGTAACACTGCATTGTCATATATGGTGGTTGACATAAAGTAATTGCAAAGATTGGGAGGATAAAGTAAGTCAGTAGGTATTGCAATTTCGTGCAAAGTATGAGACAATAATAGTATCCTGATAGAAAGGAGTAAGCAATGACAAACGTGTGGTTAGGTATCATAGTCTTACTAGGGTTATATGGTGAAGACTGGTGTTACTTTACTGAGGACTTCTGGATTAACTATATAGCCGTAAGTTTCAATTAACTAGCTTTAACTGTTCACTAGTTCTGCTAGTGGGCAGTCAAAAGGAAGTTAAATAGAATTAAATAGCAGACAAATACCACGACTAGAAAAATAGAATTAAATAGAAAAAATAGGCTATGTGGGTTGACAAGTTCAACCTATTAGTATAAAATTAATACTAGAAAGGTGGTGATAAAGATGCAGGAAGCAACCAAAGAGCTTATAAAGCAGACAGCAAAGCCAAAGAGCAAGCCAAGCTCTCAAGATTCTAAAGTGGCATCAACCATTGAAGACTTGAAAGCTCAGTTTGACACTGCGAGAGCTAATGAAGACTGGAAGTCAGTCTCAATACTGGCAAGGGAAATTAGCAAAGCAGAAAGAGCTATTGTGGAAGCTCAAAAAGAGGTTTTGCAGAAGCAGACAGCCTATCTAAGAGACTGTTTCAGACAAGCCATTGAGACTGCTATCAATGAAGTCTGTGACAATCTTAGTGAAGACGAGTTGAAACTTGTTGAAGGTATATGGCTGTCAAGAGACTTTGGCAATGGAGACTTTGATGTCAGGATTGTCAAGGATAGAATCAAAGGCAGAGCAAAGAAAGATAGCTAGTCTATCTACCACTGAGACTGGAGTAACTACCCGCTCCAGTCTCTCAGTAGGAAGTCTAGCACAATGGACAAAGCAGAACAGTTTAAGATAGCAAGTAGTAAAGCTAAGTATCCACACTGCTTGACTGACTACTCAGTAGAAGAACTAAAGAGATTCGATTTAATCTTATCTCCAGACAGTTCTTTTGGCTGTGCTATCACTCCAGAC